ATTAACTGGAAAGTACGAGTATTAAATAAAACATTTTGGCTAACGTTAGTGCCAGCTTTAGCACTGTTGCTACAAACATTTTTAGCTGTATTCGGGGTTAAGTTAGAACTAGGCGAAACAATTGATAAACTATTAGTGTTTATCAACGCTTTATTCGTTGTATTAGTTATCGTCGGAGTAGTGAACGACCCGACAACCGCTGGTCTGACTGACAGCACTAGAGCGCTTGGGTATCACGAACCTAGCGAAGATTAAACTAAGAAAGGAAGTCGTAAGGCTTCCTTTTTATTTTGCATGAAAGGGGGACAACCTTTGAAAAAAATTATTAAGCGACAAGCTGGCGTTTGTGTTGATGTCCGAGATAAAGTTTACAAAGTTAAAGAAGAATTTTATAGTCACGACAAAAACAACGCATTTATCGAGTTACAACTTAATGGAGTAGATACTGAAAAAATTATAGTGTTATTCCATTTTAAAACGACAAATCGCTTCTTGGAAGTCGTCGGAGTGGTTGAAAATAATATCGCGTCTATTCCATTCGATACTAGCTTAATTACAACCGATGAAATCGTGTATGGGTATGTTTACGCTGAGAAAGTCGTACAATCAGCAGACATTTTGAAATTCTCGTTTTGGGTTCGTGTTTCAGAAATTGACAAGCATAGCGAATTGCCTGTTATCGAGAAAGACACAAAACGTATTGTAGCGGTAACTGACATCGTAACTAAAGCTGAATTAGAAGAGGCAATCAAGAATATCCATGTTGAGGGCGCAACCTTTGACGATTCTGAAATCTTACGACGTTTACAATCGCTTGAAACGAAACCAGAAATTGATACAAGCACTTTTGCTACGAAACAAGAACTAGAAAACAAAGCTGACCGTGCTGAAATAAGCCATATTTCAACTGAAATTGAAACTTTAAAGACAAAGACGGATAAAGATACTGTTTATGACGATAGCGCCTTAAAACAACGTATATCAGCGCTAGAATCAAAGCCAAACATTGATACAAGTAACCTTGCTACAAAAGATGAATTAAGAAACATCTCATTAACGCCTGGTCCTAAAGGGGACAAAGGTGAGCCTGGTGAGCGTGGACCAATAGGACCACAAGGATTGCCTGGACCTAAAGGTGACGCTGGTGAGCGTGGTCCTCAAGGCGATACTGGACCAAGAGGAGCGGACGGTATTCAAGGACCAATCGGACCTCAAGGTTTGCAAGGCGAACGAGGGCAAGACGGACAAAGAGGTGAACGTGGGGAACAAGGGCCAATCGGTCCTGCTGGACCTCAAGGACCTATTGGTTTAACTGGTCCAAAAGGAGAGAATGGTCGTGATGGTGTGGGTATTCCTCAAAAATTGACTTTAACAGGTAATACACTCATCTTATCTGATGGTGGCGGAAGTGTTAATCTACCAACCTCAGATCAAAATGGACCAACAACTTCTTCTAGTGAGTTAACGGGTAATGGTATACCTGAGGGTAAAGTTGACGGCACACTCGGTCAAACGTATGTGGATTTGAGACGAACTAATGGCGCCGTGAAATGGATTAAAACTACCGATTCTGGAAAGACTGGTTGGGCTGTTCTATACGGTGATACTGGTTGGAAGACTCTTAACATTGTATCCAAACTCGGCGGTTCGTATCTAAAAGTACGACGCTTGAACAACCAAGTTTCATATCAATTCGGCGGTTTATCATGGGGTTGGTTCGGTATTGTTCGCCGTGGCGGTGCAGGTTATCAATTACAACCGAGCGACCGTGAACGTAATGTATTTATTCTAGGTTTGCAAGGTATTCCATCAGGTTATCGTTCGGAAGGTTCATTAATCGGTCCTATCTACAACGATAAAGGTATTCAGTATGGGACTTGGTATTTAGGAGGATTAGGAGACAGTAATATGTTACGCTTCCAATTCACCGACCCAGTACCAACGGATAGAGACATCGGAGATATTAGGGTCTCGACAATATCTTACGTTACAAATGACCCTTGGCCTGTAACATAGCCATAATTAACAAACAAATAAACATATAATCAAAAGAAAAGAGGAATAAAAATGGTTAAGAAAATCAATGAAAATTTAATGGACGCAGGACGTTTAGAAAGTATCGATTTCGTTGTAATTCACAATGACGCAGGAAGTATGACGCCAGAGCAATATGTGGACTGGTTGCGTTATCGTGATAAATCACTTGGGATTGCACACTACTACTGCAATAGAAACACGATTGCACGAGTGATTGACACGTTTAACATCGGCTACCACACAGGGGATTGGTGGAGCAACTGTCGTTCTATCGGATATGAGGTTTGCGAAAGCATGAAAGTAAGCGATGAAGAATTCTTGCAAAACGAAGACGTGACTTTAATGCAAGCAACGGAAGATTTAATCTATTACGGATTGCCAATCAATACTAGCACTGTTAGATTACATCACGAGTTCGTGCCAACGACGTGCCCACATCGTAGTATGGAATTACATGGAAATTCAACGGAAAGCGTTAAGAATTATTTTGTGTCTCGTATGCGCTATTTTGCAACATTAGGAAACACAGTTGACGAAATGTTGGGGCAAGTTTCAGAAGCTCCAACATCTCAAGATACGGTTAAAGCAGAAACAACTAGTCCAAAATCTAGCGGTAAGTCAGTGGACGAAGTTGCACAAGAAGTTTTACAAGGACTATGGGGCAACGGTCAAGAACGCTATGACAACCTAACAAATGCTGGATATAATGCTCAATCCGTGCAAGATAAAGTAAACAGTATCTTAAACGGTGAAGCTCCTAGCAGCAACGCTAGTTCAGACCTTGACAGCGTTGCTCAAGAAGTATTACAAGGATTGTGGGGCAACGGTCAAGACCGTTTCAATAACCTAGAAAATGCAGGATACGACGCTCAAGCTGTACAAGATAGAGTAAATAGTATTCTAAGCGGTGGTTATAAACAAGCCAGCAATGCTAATATCGATGCTGTAGCGCAGGAAGTCATCCAAGGACTATGGGGGAACGGACAAGAACGCTATGACAATTTAACAAATGCAGGTTATGACGCTCAAGCGGTTCAAAACAGAGTGAATGAATTGCTTTCATAAAACATTAAAGCCTACCTTTTGGGGTAGGCTTATTTTTTTTGCATTTTTTTCATAAAAATACTGGACAAATTATAATGAATGTTATATAATAATAAATGTAGTTAAGGAACTACAAAACACAAAACAAAGGGGCAAACAAAAATGACAAACTATGAAAAATTACAACAAGAGGTATTAAAAACAAGAGAGTTACTAGCACAAGCGGTAATGGTAATGGATGAAGATAATTATTATATGTTTAAAGACATCAAAGTAATGGTAACAGCAGTTGAGGAACGCCTTGAAATGGCAAACAACAGAAAAGACTTAGGCGGACAAGAGGCTTCTGCAAGAAGTTCTTTACCATACGTTGAATACTACAACAGAAGAATTAAAGAAGAAATCGAAATGTTAAAAAGTTGCGATGAATAGGAGGCAAACACAATGACATACTTTGAAGAATTAGAAAAGAATACAGAAATCATCAAGGCGCTAGCAGGCGAGGTTATCAAATCTAGCGCCGACATTGAAACAATCATGACAACCGCCAACATAGTAAGCGATACAGTTTACCGCCTTAAAATCGCAAAAGGGGCAGGCGCTTCGAGTAGAGAATCATATTCAGCGGAATGTTTAGTTTTCACTAAAATTGACATTAAAACATTAAAAAAATTCTACTCAATCGCTCACTTTGAACAATTAACAAAAAATATCGAAAAAAGCCTACAAATAGGAGGAAAATAAAATGACACACAATGAGGAATTGAAATGGATAGACACGATTATAACTGAATTAGAAGGAATGAGCCCTGTAGCCTATAATGCAGAGCTATCAAGAAAGAATGTAGAAATATTTTGCACAGTATCAACTAACCTATCAAAAACAAGAAAATTGAGAGATAAATATATTTGCTTGATGAATGTGTACGAACGTTTTGGCGAGGGGTTCTTCGTTGAGTATTATAAATTAACTGACTTTGACGAAATCATCAAAGAGGTTGAAGAGTTATATAAACAAGCACAAAAGGCGTTCAAAAAACTAAAATAAAAAGGAGCAAAACAAAATGAATAAAGAAGAGGTAAAAAAAGAAATGCAAAAATATGAAATCGTTGAAAATGGTTTACAAGAGGCAGTAACAAACGCAGGCACATCGCACTTGTTTTTAGAAAGTATCATGAAAATTGGCGACGCAGAAAAAACAAGAATGGCGATTATCTATCATAGTAGAGTACATCAAGGGTACGGAAAAATCGCTGTACTATACAATATGTTCTTTGATGATATGGTTACAATGACAGGCGAAACGCTTGAAGAGGTTTACACAGTAAAATGGTTGGAACGCTTTTCAAACATCATCAAAGAGCAGCATGAAAATCTTGAAGAACTAATCAAGTTGGTAAAAAAATAAAACGAACCGCTCGAAAGAGCGGTTTTTTATTGAAAAAAATTAAAAAAAGTTCTTAAAAGTACTGGACAATATATAACATTCATGATACAATATATTTGTAAGTAAGAGATACAAACAAAACACAAAGGAGAGAAAAGAAAATGACAACAAAAGAAACACTAACATTAAACCAAAAGACAATGGAGCTATTACAAACGAAAGGAAACTACAGAACAAACAGAATTGTAAGAGACCACAAAATGATGATTGAATATTACGAAATGGAGCGTGAAAGATACATCAGAGAAAATAAAGAGGTATGTATTGAGGGCTTGAATAAATTCGCAATCAATACAAGTAATGAAATGTTAGTACAAATGCAAAAAGCGGTTTTTAATTAAGGAGGAGCAACAATGAAAGTAAGAGTAAGAATTGACAGCAAAACAGCGAGAAAAGTATTCAATGGAGATTTTGACAGCGTACCGCTTGAAATCATAAACGGCAAAGGAAAATACATTACTAAACAAGACATGAAAGAAATTTACACCCGTTCTGAATACATCAAAAAAGTAGACTTTAAAGGTTTACTAAAAATGGAAATCAGAGCAAAAAAAATAGAGCCTTTCATCGGCGAAAAAAATCTATATAGCACATTCATCATGGAAAAGATAGAGGGCAAATGGTACATCAGAGTGGCAAATCATTTTCTAGGCAGTTACGCTCAAGAAAGAACACTTTTCACATTTACAGACGAAACGTTTGACGACATCGTTGACAGAGAGAAAGAAGAGGAGTATTAACCATGAACGAGGCAAAAATTTATTCAGAAAAAGCAGATAAATTATATTGGCGCTATCAAGGAAATAACGCCATTTTAATTTTAAGCACATTACTCGATTATCGTGATACACTTGATAGATACGCAAAATTGAAAACGCTAGGAAAAATTCAAACAAAGAAATTCAACTCAATTAAGCAGCACATTGACGAACTTGAAAAAAATATCGAAAAAAATTAAAAAAAGTTCTCAAAAACACTGGACAATGTATACGGAATGTTATATAATAATAATGTAAACAAGAGAGGAACAAAAACATAAAGGAGCAAACGAAAATGAAAAAATCAACTTGGAACAAAGAGGGTATTTTAAAATTTGGAGACTTTGACGCAAACTACACGTTCAAGGGGTTCGCCCCTGAACAGTTTCACAAATACTCAAATCAATATGCGTATATGGTAGGTCCGCACGTATCAGAGGACGGAAACACCGCTGTAATTAAAATTTCAGCGAACCACGTTATCCCGACAAAATACGGCTATGCAGTAATCGTTGACGCAAAGAGAGTAGTATTCATCAAACATTGGCAAGTATGGGGAACATCATTCAAGGACGGCAGCTATATTATTTCTTTCAATCGTCAATATTATCAAGTAAAAGAATGGGGCGACCACTCAGAAGAGTTTGGCGAATATGAAGATATTAACGAAAGCTCGCTCGGTAACTTTGACAATCTTGTAAAACTAGCTAAAGAGCAAGAAGAGTACTATGCAGGCGTGGACGTTGGCGAGGATGGTTTTGAAACTAGACGCTCATTCGATTGGAAATGGTAAGGTGGTGAATTTATGGACTTATTACATTTACATGAAATCAAAAATAAAATGATATGTAACTACACTTCAAGCATAGAATACTATACAACTATTATTAAAAATACCAGTGATTTATCCATTTGGATAAAAGGATTGAGATATTTAGAAGAAATGAGCGAAACAATTTCAAACGCTTATAAAATTTTAATAAGTGCCAAAGAAGAGGAAACAGGCTTTTTTGAAATCTATTGCGAAATGATGAATAAAAATAGGATTATAAACGAATGTATAATGACGAATATGTTTAGCTTACTAATGGAGGTGTGTGGTGACTTATGAATGATACATTGAAAAAGTTACGGAAAATCGAACTTGATACACGGCAAATATACGAGCAAGGCACATTAGCCTATTTACGGCTCATTTATAAGCGACTAGGCGTTTCAACATATAGAAAGGCGTTAGAACACCTTGAAATGTTAGAAATGGTTAGGCATGACACAAAAACGAATAGAGAGCTATTCGAGAAAAACAACGATAAAGAAATGAGTTTAATCGAGCGAAACGCTTTAGTGCGATTTGGAGAAGGTTATATCGAAACGGCATTGAGAGAGCTTGATAAACTAGAAAAATTATCAAAGGAGGACAACAAATGAAAGTAAATACAAAGGACATTGAATGGTTATTGGAAAACGCTACTCAATACAAAATCTCAAAAGAGGCGAAAGTTCATCAACCTATTCTATCTGGATTGAAAAACGGCACTAGAAAAATGGATAACTTATCCGTTAAAATGGCAAGCCGTTTGACTGAGTACGCTCAGAAATTAAAACGAGAAAAAAATAAAAAATAATTCGCCGAAACTATTTACAAAGTATAATGAATGTTATATAATAACAATGTAAGCAAAACATAAAGGAGGAAAACAAATGACAAGAACAGAAAAGGAAAGACGCAGACGCTTGAAAAAGCAGCAAGCAAAAAATAACATGCGAAAAGCGTTTTTACAAAAATATTTCAAGTTCTTAGCCTATACAGGATTGGCACTAGCTTTCATCATTACAATAGCTTGGATGTTTGCAGGCGCTCACGAACAACAAGGCAAAGAGGTTGAGGCTTGGAAAAACGGCACGTATGTATACCCACAAGGATAAAAAAAGAAAAGGAGCAAACACAATGACATTCGAACAATTACACAATAGCTATTTAGAACAAGAAGAACCAAAGATTTTTGGAACTGACTGGAAAGGGCACGAAATTTACGAAGGCGATGAATACTTTGACATTATGGGCGAGTTTGTACCAGTTGAAGATTTAGAAGAGTTCATCGGAGAAAGATTTAGCAAATATACTGCAGGGGAGTAGGAGAAAAATAATGGAAATCAAAAAATCAGAAACGATTATCAAATTATCAAAATCATTAGTTGAAACGCAGAAAGAATTGAAGCAACCTTTAAAAGACGCAAAAAATCCGTTTTTCAAATCGGAATATGTACCACTTGAAAACGTGGCAGAGGCTATCACACAAACAGCTACAAAGTACGGACTAGCATTTTCACAATATGCAACCACTACTGAGAGTGGAAACGTATCGGTCGGAACGATTGTATTTCATGAAAGTGGCGAATATATTGAATATCCGCCTCTAATCTTGAAACCTGAAAACACGAAACCACAATCAATCGGTTCAGCTATCACTTACGCCAAACGCTATGCACTATCCGCAATTTTTGGTATTACAAGCGATAAAGACGATGACGGGAACAAAGCGAACGGAAACGGAGAACCACAAAAACAACCGCAGAAACGAAACCAAAAACAAGCACCACAAAACGAACCAAACGTACATGAAATCGTTGAAAAATACGTTCAAAAGCTTGAAGAGTTAGGCGTAAATAGAGCGGACGTTGTTGAGTACGTATGCAACAAGCACAGCGTGGGAAATATGTTTGATATTGCTCCAAATATCCTAGTAGGCGAAATTAAACAAATTTACATGAAGAAGAACAACGAACAAAAAGCAAACACAAACGAGAAAGGAATTGACTCTGAATGGTAACAGAAATCGCAAAAATCACAAATAACTTCGAAATCGTCCAAAATTTAGCTGGCGGTTTCGAGGTACCTAACTTACAAATGTATATTGATACATTTCAGGCTTACGCCGATAACATTGATGAGGTGCTAATCGTAACCTCAGACGAAAACAGCGTGAACGGGGCAAAGGCTACAAAGAAAGAGTTTAAAGAACTAGAGGACAAGATTGACGAACGTTTTGCCGAGTTCATGGAACAAATTAAACCTGTAACAGACGCCCGACTCGATTTAAAGCGTATCATGAAACGAGCAGGCGAAAACATTGATAAAAAAATCAAAGAGGCGTATAGAACATGGATTGACGAGGCTATCTTTGAATATCAACGCTTAGCGAGTTTCGATGTAACTTTTGAAATGCTAGACGAAAAAGCATTCGCTCGTAAGCAAACGAAAAAATCAATTTTCGAGGCGGTAGAGAAAGAAATCATGCGCCTTGAAGAAGAACACGCAAAACGTGAAGAAGAACGAGAAACGATTGAGAAATACTGTAAAAAAGCAGGGCAACCAGTTGAGCCATTTACAACTCTAATCGGACAAAAGGAATTAAATGACATTCTGAAAATGATTGATGTAGCAGAAGAACGAGAAAAAGAACGTGTTCGACTTGAAGAAGAGAACCGATTGAAACAAGAACAAGCGCAAGCGCAAATGAAAGCCGACCGTGAAACAATCGAAAATGAAATCGTGCCAAATCTAGCTCCAACAATGAGCGCAGGAACTTGGACGGAAAATACGGACGAACGCAAAGCACTTTGGACTGTTCAATTATGGATGAGTGATGAAGAAAAAGAGTTGTTTAAACGATTCTTGAAAGATAACAATATTAAACTAGAGAGCGCAAAACGTAATGGAATTTAACGCCATTCTAAAATCGAAAAAGGGGGGCATTTTGACTTTCGACGCAGAAAGCGATATAAAGTTGCCCCCTTATTACAAAAATAAAAAAGACGGATTGTATCGGGCGAATATCACTATCCTAGACCCTCGAGGGATAACCGCAGACCAACGAGGATATATATATGGCTTGCTGCACGATATATCAGAATACACAGGCTATCCGCTTGAGGTAGTCAAAGATTTTATGAAAGGCGAATTCTGTACAAACGTTAAAACAGATTGGGAAACATTCAGTCTTAGATATAATCAGATAAGCATATATGATGCAGGGCAGTTTATCGAATACATCATCGAATGGTGCTTTCAAAATGAAGTGCCGTTCAGACACCAGCAATATTTTGTTGGTAGCGAACACACTCGAATGTTGTTCTTATACCTTAAATACCGAAAATGTTTTATCAGTGGCGACAAGGGAGACGTGGCGCACTATGAACCCGTGGGCATGGGAAGAAACAGAAAGAAGATAGACCATTCTAAACATCGTTTTATGTGCTTGAGGCGTGATTATCACGATGAACAACATACAATCGGTCTTAAAGCGTTTTGCGAGAAATATAAGATAATACCAATCAAACTAACTCCAGAGCAGGTTAAGGAGTTCAAAATTTAAAAAAATAATTTTAAAAAAATCAAAATATCGCTGGACATAATATAAGGAATGTTATATAATAATATTGTAGTTAAGGAACTACAAAAAACAAAACACAAGGAGGAAAACACGTATGAAAAAAGAAAAAGGTTTATACGTAATGAATACAGAGAAAGGAGCATTTTTGAAAACGGCAGAGTTCGATAATGAATTAACATTCAGAAGCGGTTTCGACCAAGTTATTTGCAACGCTCAACCGATTGCATCCGTTAAGATTGATAATGATTTTAGTGAACATAATAAAATATTCGCAACAAAGCTCGCTGAGTTTTTATCACAACGAGGCGATAAAATCGCACCCGTGATTGTTGAGTTCAATATTAAGGTTACAGGACTAGATGGAACTGAATATGATGTTGATAAAATCATCGAAAAAGCCGAACAAGAAAGCTCAGGAGAGTCAGAACTCGCAAAATTATTAGGGTTTTTAGCACGATAACATTAAGAGAGTGAGGAGGTACAATGGCTAGACCGCCAAAAGTGGGACTTGATTATTTCCCACTAGACGTAAACTTTTTGAATGATTTAAAAACAAAGAAAATCGTTCGCAGTTATGGAGCGTCGGCGGTAGCCGTTGCCCTCAATGTATTCATAAATATATACAGGGATAATGGCTATTACGCTGAATGCGATGACGATTTTATTTTCTTAATAGCGGACGAATTAAAACTCGATGAAGAGTACGCAAAAAAGGTAATTGAAAAAATGGTTGAGGTAGATTTTTTCGATAAAAACTTATACGAAAATCATAAAATTTTGACCTCAATCGGCATTCAAAATAGATATGTATTAGCAAGCGGACGAAGAGTTCGCACAAAAATTAACAAGGTTTATGACCTCATAAACCCTAAAAAAGAGGAGTTTCTGCCTACAGAAACCGAGTTTATGTATACAGAAACCCCCGAAAACGAGGGTTTATGTATACAGAAGTACGCAAAAGAAAAGAAAAGAAAAGAAAAGAAAGAAAAAGAAATAGAAGCTGTATCCGAAAATGAAATCAAGAACCTCGCAGACGAGCCTGCAACAACAACGGCTCAGAAACAGATTTCTGATGTTTTAAATTTTTACGAAAACCATTTTGGTATGCTTAGCGATTATATTCGACAATCAATTTTGAAATGGTGTAATGATTTAAACCCCGACCTCGTTAAACGAGCACTAGAGATTGCAGTTGAGGAGAATGTATTAAAATTCAGATACGCAAACGCAATCCTTGTTGATTGGGCAAATAAGGGCATTGACACACTCGAAAAGGCACTAGCAGAAAACAACAGACGACAACAGCCTAAACAATACAGCAAGCCTCGAGGGTTCATTGAAAAAGTGCCAGATTGGGCAAACAGACCTCAACAGCCTAAACAGGAAAAGCCGATTGATGAGAGTGTTAGAAATGACCTAGCAGAGAAAATCGCTAGACTTAAAACAAGCAAAGGAGCGGAAAATGAAAAGAATTGAGTTTACAATTAACGGCGAATGCGTGCCAAAAGCACGCCCCCGTTTTTCAAAATTTGGACACGTATATACAACGCCTAAGACTAGAGCATACGAGAACATTGTTAAAAGCACCGCTATTGACAACCGAGTTCCTTGCGTTACAACGGCATTACGGGTTGAGTTAGTTATTTACAAGTCAATCCCGAAAAGTTTTAGCAAGGCAAAACGCAAACTAGCAAACGAGGGAAAGATTTATCCGATTGTCAAGCCTGACATCGACAATTATGTAAAATCAGTATTGGACGGATTGAACGGCGTTTTATTCATAGACGATAAGCAGATAGTGGACTTTAGAGCTATAAAAAAATACTCAGACAATCCGAGGGTGGAGGTTACAGCGTGGAGCATTTAAAATTAACAGTATTCGAGGAAATTCTGTTTGAACGGTTAGGCTTTGGAGTAGAGACGGCAGTTACTAGCCGTGAACTAGCTTATAACTTTAGAACAACGCCTCGAAGAATTATGGGCGTAATTCGTTCGTTATGTTTGAAAGGAGTGCCGATTGTATCAACTAGAGAAGGACGGCACAAAGGATATTTCCTAGCACGTAACGTGTTTGAATTAGAAGAATATATTAAACCGCTAGAAGCTGAACAGTTTGAGATAACAAAGAGAATTAACAAACTAAAATCATTGAGAAATGAACATTTTCAAGCGATTCTAAACATGAAAAAAGACGAAATTTTGGAGGAGTTAAAACATGAATAATGCAAACTTAGTAGGACGATTAACACGTCCAGTTGATTTAAGATATACACAGTCTGGCATCGCATACGGCTCATTTACTCTAGCCGTAACCCGTAAATATAAAAACAAAGACGGAGAGCGTGAAGCGGATTTTATTAACTGCGTAATTTGGAAAAAGGGTGCGGAACTGCTAGCGAATTACACGCAAAAAGGCTCATTGATTGGAGTTACTGGACCTATCCAAACTCGAAGCTATGATAATCAACAAGGGCAACGAGTTTATGTAACTGAGGTTTTAGTAGAAAACTTTGATTTCCTAGAAAGCCGAAAAAACGACGCTGACGGCTTTTCAAACGCAGGTAATATAAATACTCAAAACTTTAATAAAAATCAAAATTTGGGCGGAAATTTTGAAAATAGCGACCCTTTCACGGCGAATGGAGATACTTACGATGTGCAAGACGATGACTTACCATTCTAAAGACGTTGAAGAACTAGAAAGAGAAACACTATCTTTCGATACTGTGTTTAGAGATATGTTTAAACAACATATCGAAAACGAAAATAAAAGGCTTAGAGAACTCGTTGAAAAATTGGGGTACGTGCCAAAAGAAATCGTCATAGAAAGATATCCGTTGACTTTTGAAAAAGGGAAAGACGGTTCTGTGATAGTTTGCCAAAATTTCAAGATTAGGTATAAAGATAAAAAAGGAGCGATGAAATATTTTGAAAGAAATAAAAATAAAGAATGAAACATATACAAAAATTAAAGAACTTGAAAACACAATCATCGTTTCAAAAGGCGGAAAGCGTTACGTGTACCACAAGAAGAAAAAAATCATCGTAACACCTAACTATGATGCGAAACCGATTATCAAAGTGGCTGAAATAAAAGCAAGAACAGGACGTGCAAACAATGATAGCTATTCACTGATACGACATCAAAATCTATCAGAGCGTGTTCAAAAAGTCATGGATAAGCGAAAGTGTTATCGATTTGAAATTGCAGGGGAGATTGGCTTTTCTACAGCCACCCTTGCAACATTTCTGAAAAATAAAAAAGTGAACGGCAGTTCATTAGACGTTGTTGAAAGTTGGTTAGAGAAAAATGAATGAATACATTGTGAAAATTGATAATAATTACTATGCAGGCGATAAAATCTACACTATACGAGGATATCTGGACAAAAAGCACCCCAGCAAAACTATTAAACTGACTCGTTATGATTTTAAAGCCTTAGCAGTAGACGATTATGAGGGCGCAGTGAAAATCAAAGAACGCTGCAAAAAACTAGGCAAAAAAATCGAAATCTTGAAAATTAAAAAAAGCGTAACAGTGGATACCGTTAAATATTTTCGCAGTGAAAAATACCTTGCGGATATTTTGAAAGAGGAACAGAAAAAAACGCCACAGAGAGAATTGCGAAAAGAGTTGAATATTAAAGATAAAACGTATTATCGAATTTTAAACGGGTTCGCCAATGAGGTATACGACCGTATTATTTATAGCGTTTGCGCCGAATTCTTAAAACGTGGATATAAAGAGGTTGAATTGTATCTAACTCGTAGACGTGAAATTGAATACCAAAAGAAACGAGAGAAAGGCTGGTTATAGAAAATGATTAGTTTAGTTGCAGAACGTATCGCAGAATTATTGCACATTTCAATCGAACAAGCTGAGAAAATTGCTCCACAATTACAGCACGAGATATTTTTGAATAATATCATTATAGCAACGCTCGTTGTGTTGGTTATTGTATTCGCCTCAACATTCTTAATAGTTCTAGCCATTGATGAATACGAGAAAATATTCAAACCTACTGTGTGGGCGTGTAGAATATCCGCAATCATGATTGTAGTGATTATCATAGCTTGGCAATTTTTAACTCCTACATTAACGCTTTTTAGAACATTGAAATAAAAATAAAAAAAGTTTTAAAAAAGACTGGACAAACTATAACGAATAGTATATACTATAAATGTAGTTAAGGATAGCTATAATAACACAAAGGAGCAAGGAACATGGAAAGAATTGAAGAGTTAAAAGCACAAGCAAAAGAGTTGGAATTTAATAAAAGACAAATGGAAAAACGGCTCGAGGAAATAACACAAAAAATCGAGGAGTTGAAAAGTTACCAATATTATTTAAACGTATACGGCGGAATTACTATCGTGCCAAAGTTTTTCGATGAAAAACAGTAAAAAGAATGAAGCAGCAAGGAAACTTTTTTGAAACGACTGAAGAGGCGGAAAAAGAAAGCAAAAAACGTGATTTAAAAAACGAAATCAAAGAATTTGCAAGAGGGCGCAATGGAGATTGGCAACCCGATTGGCAAGATAACATGCAATGTAAATATTATTTAACTATTGTTAACAATCAAAAAATGAGTGTTAGTGCGAATTATTATCTAAACTTTATCCCTGAATTTTGGTATTTCAAAAACTGCAGCGACGCTCAAAAGGCAATCGAGTTATTTGGCGATAGAATTTTAGAGTTATACGTTGACTAGAGAGGGTGTTAAAACATGAAAATTAAATATGATTTAAACGACCCAGTTTTGAAACATCGGTATGAAATTGAACGGAACAAAACAGAAAAATCTGAAATAATGTTCAACAATGAAATCACTCGAGCGGTATTAAAAGCAATAAAAGAATATACAAAGTCTAAACAAGCAAGCAGGCAATAGCAAAGGAAAAAAGGAGGCAAACACAATGAAATTTATTAGGCTAACCGACGCGAACCAAGAAACAAGAAAATACACGATAAACATTAATGATATCGCTTGTATTGAAACGTATGTAAACGACGACGGAAAGTTGTTTACATGGGTACACGGTCACGGAATTGAAGACGGACAATTATATGTAAAAGAAACAGAAGAAGAAATTTTACAAACGATTGAACGACACTTGAACCCGAATAATCTTTACGCTTTATACCCTAACTCATAAAAAACAAAAGGAGAGAAACACAATGGCAAATTTAGAAGAACTTACAAAAAAAGCAGAAGAAATGGAAAAACAATTAAATGAACTGAAAGCAGAAATCGAGCGAGCAAAAAATGATTGGGAACTGAAATGTCATTATAATTATAACGATAGATATTTTTGGATTGACGATGAAGGGTTAGTAAGTGGAAGCCGATGGGATAGTATGGACATTGACATTAAACGCTTCTCACAAGGCAATATATTCGCAACTGAGCAAGAAGCCAACCTAGAGTCCAATCGAAGAACCCTACTTGCAAAATTTAGAGAGTTTCGTAATGAACGCAACGAAGGCTGGAAACCAGACTGGACCGATACGAACGAAGCGAAATGGTCTGCTGTATTAAGTGATGGAAAATTAGAGGCATTATCAGTGTACTGCAACAACAGTTTTGGCACGTTTGGACATTTTAAAAATAGAGAAGACTGCCAAAGAGCGATTGAAATATTTGGCGAAGAGATTATCGATTTATTCGTGGAGGCATAAAAATGTTCAATAAGATTGAAATGTTAAAAAATGAAAATAAATACTACCTCAATATGTATGGCGAGATTGGAGAGGTTGCTGATTGGTGTTTCACCACGGGAATAATAAATGAAATGCAACCTCAAGGAAATGTTTTTAACTCAGAAAAAGAAGCAATAAAAGAAAAAGCGAGACGATTTTTAAAACAAGAAATCAAAGAGTTTAGAAACGAATGCAACAGTTATTGGCAACCATGTTTTGGGGACGGCAAGGTAAATTATTGTATCGTTTTAAGAGAAAATGAGTTATTTACTTTAGCAGCAACTGCCATCGATTATTTTCCAGAATTTGGCTATTTTAGAAATCTTAAAGATTGCGAACGAGCAAAAGAAATTTTCGGTGCTAGAATTTTAGAGTTATATGCGGACTAGGGGTGCGGTATGAGATTGAAAGTAAGTGAAAAAGGCAATCGAATTTGGATTGAGGTCGAGAACGTATGCGAGGCTTACGGTTGGAACGACTCAAAGACTTGTTATGTTGAATACTTTGATATAGTCAAAGACCAACTCGGACAAACGGTGCTAACTAAAAGGAGTACCATGGTCTATGAGTCAATAAAGAGTGTAATTCATAAAATCGAGAAAGAGCGTGCTAGAAAAGAGTTACTACTCAATGACAGGCAAATTGAGATGTTTCAACGTTGGAAATCGAAAGCGTGATATCGAATGAAGAATACAAAAACGCATTTAGCAGTTAAGAAACCAACCTCTTTTCGAGATTTCATGAAACCAATTCAGAAAGATAGCAATATTGAAAAAGAGTTGAGGCAAATGTATTTAACAATCGAACAAAAACAAGCTCTCAGAAATTTAGGGAAGGCGATGAATAAATGAACGAACAACAAACATCATTCGATAAATTAAAAGACGATGTGCATTACTTAATTGTGGCACATTGTAAATACAAGGATATGTCCATGTATGAACGAGCGTTAAAACAATTTCAAAAAGATATCGATTATGGACAATTAGAAGAAATGAGTTACAATGAACGTTTCGCATTTTTGATTGGGTTTGAAAAATCATTATTGACAATAGAGAAGTTGAATGTATTAAACGAACAACCAAAAAACGAAAAAACTGAGATTACTTATGAGAAGGCTGTATATGATATACTTTGCACTCTTCCTGCTGGTACAACTTGGATAACTAGAGAAGGCATTGAAGAAATAGTTATTAGAATTAAAAAAAGAATTTTGCTTGAAGAGGTGGGAAATGATGAAAAATAAAGCAGAATTATTTGTATATACATTTGGATTGGCATTAAGTTTAAGTGTATCATTAGTAATTAGTAAATTATTTGGAACTCAGATTAGTTGGCTTGCAGCAACGGTTCCATTACTGATATACGTGTTGATTATTTCAATTCTAATACTAATTGGGTCAATCGCAGGGATTGTAACATCAATCATTGATAATATGAGAGGGTAGATAAAATGCACATTACTTTGTTTTTAAAAGACGGAAAAACATTAAGATTCGAAAGAATCACAAACTTAAAAAAAGAATTTATGCGTGATAATATTATCACTTTTAATTACTTGAGCGCCTCAGACGGCAAACAGAAAAGAGCGTTATTTAGTTTAAAAGATATTCTAGGGTTTTCAGTTGACGACGTGAATTTCGATGTCAGCAGTTTATGCTAAGCGTGCTTGAAGGAGGTTTAGATTTTTGCGATATAAGAAAATAGCCGAACAGCGGTTGCGTGATTATCCGAATTATGAACGTGAAATTGCCACGCACCGAATGAGCTGGTTATGGCGTGATGCAGATTGCAACGCTTGGATAAAAGGAAAAGGAACGAATTCAAAAGCGGTCGAAAATGAATTGCTGAAAGTTGAATCATCTCAATATATTCAAAATCGCTTATTTTGGAAAAAGTGCATTGATGAAGTTCTAGAGGAGTTAGACGAAAAACAACGGTTGTTTGTATCTGAGTATTATTTTGAGAAAGTATACGATTATCGTTCCTTAGCTAAAAAGCATCTCACAAATAAAAATGTAATTATGAGAGCGTGCGACCGAGCGTGCATGCTGCTGCTTGAAAAATTAGGCGAAAATGTTGACTGATTATTAGAAAGGGACGAAAAACGCTTGATGTCCCAGCTTTTTCGTGATATATTGATATCGTGGATAGTTGCGAGAGCTTACTTCCTACAAATTGTCATAGAGTTTGAAACTCCTAAAGTTTCGAGGGTGGTAAAACGCCCTCATTTATGCCCCTAAGTGGTAACAACACGATTTTCTTTTTTTCCTTTGTGTTTAGCCTATCCTACCAATAAGGTTTTGTGTTTCTCGTGTTGAGCCGTTCGAATCGGCTGTGGGGCTTTCAAGGTATCCTCCCTTAGGAATATCATTTTTAACAAAAAACAAAAAGAGAGGAGCCGAGAGCGATTTTATATCGCTCTTTTTTTATTGGCTGAAAAAAGGAGGAAAATATGCAAATAGAAAAAATTAAAATTTCAGATTTACTGGAATACAAATACAACGCAAAAGAACACCCTCAGTGGCAAATCGAACAGATTATGTCTAGTATCAAGCAGTTTGGGTTTAACGACCCGATTGCGATTGACGAGAATAACACAATCATCGAGGGGCACGGGAGATTATACGCATTGCAAGAACTAGGTGAAACCGAGGTTGATTGTATCCGATTATCGCATTTAGACGAGGAACAGAAACGAGCGTATATTCTAGCACATAACAAATTGACAATGAATACCGATTTCGACTTAGATTTATTACAGCTTGAATTGGATAACATTATCGATATTGATATGAGCGATTTTGGGTTTATAGAAACTGTTGAAGACGATGAATATAAAGATACATCGGAAACTGGCTCTCTAGCTAGAGATTTTATAATCCCGCCTTTCAACATTTTTGACGCAAGAGGCGGAGCTTGGAACGAAAGAAAAAAATTATGGCGTAAACTTATAAAAGATAACGGCGAAAGTCGAGAAGGGTTATTAATGAATGGGAAAATGGGGAAATCGGAATTTGCCACTGTTTCATTGCTTGACCCAGTTCTTTCTGAAATTATTGTAAAATGGTTCGCACCGCATAAAGAAAATAACAATATTTTTGACTGTTTCGCAGGAGATACAGTTTTTGGGTATGTTTCATCGTATTTAGGAAATAATTTTACAGGTATTGAGTTAAGAGAAGAACAAGCAGCTCTAAACCAACAACGTGCAAACGAGTCTAACTTATCTGCTGTATACCATTGTGACGACGGACGAAACGTATTAGAACATATCGAGGAAGAATCACAAGATTTATTCTTTAGTTGCCCTCCTTATTTCGATTTAGAGGTGTACAGCGACAAAGAAAACGACGCAAGCAATCAAGAAAGTTATGAAGATTTTTATAAAATTCTAGATGAAGCATTCACTAATAGTATGAAAGCCTTAAAACAGAACAGATTTGCGGTCGTAGTGGTTGGGGATGTTAGAGATAAAAAAGTGGAGGCTATTATCCATTCATAGACGATATTAAAGCGACGATGAAAAAAGCAGGGCTAGTGCATTATAACGATATAACATTGATTAACCAATTTGGTTCAGCAGGGTTCAGAGCGAGAAACACGTTCAAGTCGAGAAAGTTAGTAAATGTTAAACAATATGTTTTAGTGTTTTACAAAGGGGATACAAACAAAATAAAAGAAGAGTTTGAAGAGATTGAGATTGGAGGTTTAGAAGATATTGAAAGCTGAAATTTTTAACGACAGATTTTGGGTTGGCGAAACAGACACAAACAAAGTAAAAAATAAACTTAACACTTTGTTGAGTGAAAGTAATTTTAATGTATTAGATTTTACAGAATACAATTTCACTCCTCAAGGGTATACGGCTTTATGGTTGCTGTCTGAGAGTCATTTAGCTGTACACACTTTCCCAGAGGAACAAAAAAGCTATATTGAGTTATCTAGTTGCAACAAGAAAAAAAGTAAAGTGTTTTTAGAAAAGTTAGACCAACAGTTTGGCGACACATTCGTAAAAAGAGCATAACAAAAATAGCAGCGTAAAGGAGGTGTAAGGTTGAGTAACGGCTCAAAAAATCTCAGAGTGCCCACCTCGGAACAAGCTCGAGAGTACGGACGCCGAGGAGGTATAGCGAGCGCAAAGGCAAAGAAGAAGAGAGCGGACTTAAAAAAAGCGATGCAAACACTACTAGCGCTCGATGTAGCGAGTGAGAAATCAAAAGAACAGCTCGAGGCTTTAGGCGTTGAGGCAACGAACGAAATGTTGCTCGCCTTTGCCACCTTCCAACAAGCGGTCAAAGGTAATCAACGAGCGGTCGAGAATGTTATCAAGCTTACTACTACTGAGAAAGATAAGCATGATATTGCGGAACAGAAAGAACGGATTAAGGCTCAGAAAATGAAAAATAAAATGCTTGAAGAGAATGACGGTCGTGAGGCTGTGATAGAAACGGTGGTGTTCATGAATGAAGCGAACATACCAGATTGATTTACCTTCAATGGTCGGAAAGGGTTACGGTTCGTTCTGGCGCTCTAAAAATTTCTATCGAGTTGTTAAAGGCTCTCGTGGTTCTAAGAAATCAAAAACTACAGCATTAAATTTTATTATCCGTTTATTGAGGTATCCTTGGTCTAATCTATTGGTTGTCAGACGATACTCTAATACGAACAAGCAATCAACCTATACAGATTTCAAGTGGGCAGCTAACAAACTGAAAGTGTCTCATTTATTCAAGTTTAATGAGTCTTTGCCAGAAATAACGGTAAAAGCAACAGGGCAAAAGATACTGTTTCGAGGCTTAGACGATGAATTGAAAATAACGTCAATTACAGTTGATGTGGGTATCCTTTGTTGGGCGTGGTTTGAAGAGGCTTATCAAATTGAAAACGAAGAAAAGTTTAGCACAGTTGTCGAGTCTATTCGTGGTACTTACGACTCACCAGACTTTTTCAAACAAATTACAGTCACTTTCAACCCTTGGAATGAACATCACTGGTTGAAGGCTGCTTTTTTCGATAAAGCCACAAGTCGCACAGATACATTGGCACTAACCACTACATTTAGGTGTAATGAGTGGTTAGATAAAGTCGATATACAGCGATACGAAGATTTATATAAGACGAACCCTCGACGAGCTAGAATTGTTTGCGACGGAGAGTGGGGCGTTGCGGAAGGCTTAGTATATGAAAACGTCAAGGTCAAGAATTTTGATAAAGACGAGCTATTGAAAGATAATTCATATCAGTTGGCAGTCGGACTTGACTTTGGTTTCACGCACGACCCTACCGCATTATGTGCGAGCTTGATTAACGAAGAAAAGAAAGAAATATATATATTCGATGAAGCGTACCAAGTTGGATTGATAACAAAAGACGTTGCGAGTATGATATATGAAAAAGGATATGCTAAGGCTCAAATAATCGCTGATAGTGCCGAGCCGAGGTTGATTAAAGAATTGCAAACGGAATATAACATTGTGCGATTAAGAGAGAGCCGTAAGGGGAAAGACAGTATTATGGCAGGCGTATCCAAGTTGCAAGGATACTCAATTTTTGTACATCCAACGTGTAAGCATATAATGGACGAATTCTACAGTTATTGTTATCAACAGGATAAAGAAGGCAACTGGTTGAATAAGCCAGAGGACAAGAATAACCACTTAATGGACGCTCTTAGATATAGCTTACAATGTATTGACGGAAATCAAACTAAAATCAAAATGCTAAAAGGAGGATTTTAAAATTGGCAAAAGTTTTTGTAAATAAACGAAAAGTCATAACGACAACAAGCGATGTAGTGACTGAGGAAGTCGTTACTGAAGCGATTAGGCTTCACATGAGTAAGCTAGTTAAGAATTATGTTGAAAGCGAGGT